TATTCTATGGCTAGTAAGAAAAAAGGTGTATCCTTAGCAATCGGACGTGGTGAGAAGCTCCCTGTGTCTAAAGGCGCAGGTCTCACTGCTAAAGGTCGTGCTAAATATAATGCAGCTACTGGGTCAAACCTCAAAGCTCCTCAACCACAAGGCGGCGCTCGTAAAAGATCGTTTTGTGCTAGGATGTCTGGTATGCCCGGTCCTATGAAAGATGAAAAAGGTAGACCTACTCGTAAGGCTGCTTCTTTAAAAAGGTGGAAATGCTAATGATAAAATATTTTTCAAATTTAGATGAACATACTAAACATTTAATAGATGGGGCTTCGGTGGCAACGGTTATGGGAACATTAATGAGCTGGTTACCAGCAATCGCAGCACTATTCACTATTGTATGGACAGCTATTCGTATTTACGAAACTAAAACTGTACAAGGATGGTTAAAAAAAGGTAAGTAGTATGAAAGCTTTCATAGAAAAAATATTTAAATTTAAGAAGCAAAAACAAAAGGAAATATTAGATGAAATTATTCATACAGAAGTTATACAAAAAAACAAAGAAATACTTAGCAAACAAATTGAAACAAGTATTAAAGAAAAAGTAGAAAAAGTAAAAGAAAATTTTAAAAAACCTGGACATTATTTTCCCGACTGTAATTGTTTTAAATGTGTAAGATGGAGAAATCAAAATGCCTAGTAAATCAAAGAAACAACATAACTTAATGGCAGCGGTAGCTAATAATCCTAAGTTTGCTAGAAAAACTGGGATACCACAATCAGTAGGAGAAGAATTTATGAAAGCGGATAAAGGCAAGAAGTTTGCAGGGGGTGGTTTGTATGCCAATATTGCTGCAAAAAAACGACGTATCGCTGCGGGGTCTGGTGAAAAGATGCGTAGTGTAGGATCTAAAGGAGCTCCTAAAAAAAGTGATTTTGCTAATGCTGCAAAAACAGCGTCCTATAAAAATGGGGGTAAAACGGATCTTAAACAAGATAAAACTATGGTTAAAAAAGCTGTAGGCATGCATGAGAAACAACTTCATGGTGGTAAAAAATCAAACTTAGCTGCTCTTAAAAAAGGTGGTATGACTAAAAGTAAAACAAAAGGAAGGATTTGCTAATCATGGATAAAGACGCTGAAAAAAGATATAGAGAATTATCACCTAAAGAAAAGTATGATTCAGCAATAAGAGCTAGAGAAGAACCTTACGATCCTTTACAGACAGTTAAAGATTTAATTAAAGAAAAAGAAGATAAACCTGCATCACCTAAACCTGAACCTAAAAAAGAATTAAAAAAAGCATATAAAAAAGGTGGCCAAGTTGTTAAAACATTAAAAAATGCTGGGTTTTATAACAAAGGTAAAACTAAGTCGGAACGAGAAAAGATTGTTAGTAAAGTAACAACAAAACCCCAACGGATAGGAATGGTTGAAAAAATGTTTTCAGCTAAAAAAATGGCTAAAGGTGGATTAGCATCTAAACGTGCAGATGGCTGTGCTATTAAAGGTAAAACAAGAGGCAAAATTGTTTAATGTATTTAACAAGTAATATTCCTTATTTTAAATGTTGGATTAGAAAAGAATTTACAAATGGGCATCAAAATTATCATGGAGAATACGTACACGCATTGGCAGTTGCGGTTACAACTATTCCTGATCGATGTCTTAGTTTTCAAGTAATATTTACTGGTTGTGAAGCAGATGACGGCAGTCAACCAAATGTACATGGTGGAGCAATGTGGGCTAGAATGCCTATTACTGCGTTGGTCGGGGATATACCACTTGAAGAGTGGCCTGACAGAATGCAAACACATTTAGCGCAACCTTGGGATTGTAGTTCGTACAATCATAGTATTATTAGAATTGACCGAGCACAACCATCTCCATGGTTATGTAAGATTAATAATGAGTTTTACACCGGAAGGTATTTGTTTACGGTTGATTATGCTGAAAGCGAAGTTTCAGAAGATCCAGCACAGCATAAACAAAGTCATATACTTATACTAACTGATGCGGGTAAATGGACAGGCAACATAGTGGCATTACCAAATAATCGAGTGCGAGTTACCAGTCCGGCATATTGGGTTACTGGACAAGGAGCACCTGATTTTAAACCAAGCCAATGGATTCATTGTGCGGAGCAAGACGATTCGTATATGGACCCAGAGGTTACTTTTAATAATTTATACAAGGAGTAGTAACATGATGAAAAAAGGATATGCAGCAGGTGGTAACATGATGAAAAAAGGTTATGCAGCAGGTGGGATGCCAATGGTTATGAAAGACGGTAAAGAAGTACCTGCTTTTGCGGCCGATGGTAAAGGTAAAATGAAACACGGCGGTAAAGTTAAAAAAGCTGCACCTAAAAAAATGATGGGTGGGGGCATGATGGCTAAAATGAAATCTGGTGGCGGTGTATCTAAACGCGCAGATGGCGTTGCTAAAAAAGGTAAAACAAAAGGAAAGATGATTTAATGAGAGCCTCCCGTGGTATGGGTGCTATAAACCCTGCTAAGATGCCCAAAGGCACCGTTAAAAAACGTCGTGATAACACAGACTTTACCGAGTATAAAGAAGGTGGCATTATAAAAAAGAAAAAGGATGTTATGTTAGATAAATTACAACGCGCTCCTATTTCTAAAATGCTTGGTAAAAAAGAAGGCGGTAAGGTGAATGCAGCAGGTAACTATACAAAGCCTGGACTACGCAAACGTATTTTTAACAGTGTAAAAGCTGCAGCAACACACGGTACAGCCGCGGGTCAATGGTCTGCAAGAAAAGCACAACTTGTTGCTAAAAAATATAAAGCTGCAGGTGGCGGATACAAGTGAGTTGGTCAGATAAGTATAAGAAGTCTATTGACTGTAAGAATCCTAAAGGGTTTTCTCAAAAGGCTCATTGTGCTGGACGTAAAAAGAAAATGGCAAGTGGTGGCTTAGCTAAGTCTCAACAATCCCTAAAATCATGGGGTGAACAAAAGTGGAGAACTAAGTCTGGTAAAAAGTCTAGCGAAACAGGAGAGCGATACTTACCAGAAAATGCTATTAAAGCATTAAGCCCACAAGAGTATGCGGCTACCACAAAAGCTAAAAGAGCAGGTAAAGCTAAAGGGCAACAGTTTGTAGCTCAACCTAAATCTATTAAACAAAAAGTAAAACCTTTTAGAAAAATTTAATTATGGTAAATAGAACCTCAGGAACCACTAGTTTTAACTTAGATTTAAATAACCTTGTTGAAGATGCGTTTGAGCGTTGTGGACAAGAGTTACGTACTGGGTATGATCTTCGCACTGCACGACGCTCACTAAATTTAATGACAATTGAATGGGCTAATCGTGGTATTAACTTGTGGACTGTAGAACCAGGTCAAATTAGTTTAGAACAAGATCGTTTTATGTATCCATTGCCAGTAGACACAATTGATTTGTTAGACATGGTAACACGCACCGGCACAGGACAAAATCAACAAGACATTAATATTAACCGTATATCTGAATCAACTTATATTACTATACCTAATAAAAATGCTACAGGTCGTCCTATCCAAGTGTGGATTAATAGACAAAGTGGTCAAGAGAATTCTACTACGATAACCACTGCTGAAGCGTTAGATGCTACAGAAACAACCATTACTTTATCTTCTACTGTAGGTTTAGCACAATTTGGTTTTATTAAAGTAGATAATGAAACTATTCAGTATGGTGATATAAGTGGTAATGATTTAATAAATTGTGTACGAGGCGTTAACTATACAACTGCAGCTACACATACTACGGCTACTAGCGTTTATGTACAAAACTTACCCACAGTAAACGTGTGGCCAGCCCCTGATCAAAGTAATTTTTATACTTTTGTATATTACAGACTAAGACGTATTCAAGATGGTGGTAACGGTGTAGCTGTGCAAGATATTCCGTTTAGATTTATTCCTTGCATGGTTGCAGGATTAGCTGCGTATTTAAGTATGAAGTTACCTAATGTTACACCTGATAGAATTCAAATGTTACGAGCAGATTATGAAACAGCGTTTCAATTAGCAGCTGACGAAGATCGTGAAAAAGCACCTTTAAGATTAGTGCCTAGAGATATGTTCTATTATAGGAACTAAAAATGCCTAGTAAATATTCAAGTGGTAAAAATGCGATTGCCCAGTGCGATCGATGTAATTTTAGGTATAAGCTATCTCAGTTAAAACGATTGGTTATTAAGACCAAAAATGTTAATATACTGGTGTGCCCAAATTGTTGGGATCCAGATCAGCCTCAGTTGCAACTTGGGATGTATCCTGTGTCAGATCCACAAGCTGTACGAGACCCAAGATCTGATAGCCCTAGTTATTTACAGTCAGGTTTGAATGGTTTACAACTTACAAAACAAACAGGCACATCTACAAACGATACAGGCGTACCCTTAGGAGGTAGTCGAGTGTTTCAGTGGGGGTATAATCCTGTAGGCGGAGCTTCATCATTTGATGCAACATTAACACCGAATGATTTAGTAGGAAAAAGTGAACTAGGTTCAGTAACAGTAACAATAACATAGGAGAAATAAAATGGCTTATAAATCAGGTGCTGACGGCGTTGCTAAAAAAGGTAAAACCGAAGGCCATAATTTAGGTGATACAGGATCAAGCGTAGAAATTAAAAAAGGTCCTATACATGCAGGTTCAAAAGGTGGCAAAACCAATGTTGATATGAAAAGTATGGGCAGAGGTTTAGCTAAAATTGCAGCACAGAAAAAAGGATAATTATCATGGCAGAATATAAACAACCTATCACTGTACCTAATGGTGAGATCTATATTAAAGAAGATCCTAACAAGTTAAAAGCTCAGGAGTTAAATAAAAACACAGCTACACAACGTGTAAGCGCAGGTGACCCCGGATGTAAAGATATAAATAGACATGGTGAAACACAAATCCGTGGTTGTGGTGCAGCTATAAAAGGAACTAAAGCTAGAGGTCCAATGGCGTAATTATGGCTTTAACTTATTCTCAACTTGTTGTTCAAATACAGGACTATACAGAAAACACGTTTCCGACAGTGGATATAAATAACTTTATCCGTCAAGCAGAACAACGTATTCTTAATACTGTACAACTACCTGCAATACGTAAAAATGTAACGGGTACAGCTTCACTTGGGAACAAATACCTTGCTATGCCTACAGATTGGTTAGCTACATTTAGCTTAGCGGTTATTAATAGCGCAAATGAGTATACTTATCTTTTAAACAAAGATGTAAATTTTATTAGACAATCGTTTCCTGACACTGATTCAGCTTTTTATGATCAACCTCAATACTATGCTGTATTTAATGATACATCATTTATACTAGGCCCAACACCTGACATAAATTACACAATGGAGCTACATTATTTTTATTATCCTGAATCTATTGTAACTGCAGGTACATCTTGGCTTGGTAATAACTTTGACTCAGCTCTTCTTTATGGCTCTTTATTAGAAGCCTACACTTATATGAAAGGTGAAAAAGATGTGCTTGATAACTATAGAGCTCGATATGATGAATCAATGTTATTACTCAAACAACTTGGCGATGGCAAAAATAGACAAGATGCTTATAGATCAGGGCAAGTAAGATATCCTGTTCAGTAAAGGATAACAAGTGGCTTTATCACAAACACTAACAACGAGTTTTAAAGTTGAAATCTTAGATGGCATTCATAACTTTGGTGTGGGTGTAACACGTGCAACTACTGCAGCAGATACATTTAAAATTGCACTTTATACAGCAACAGCAACATTAAATGCAACGACGACTGTATATGATACAACAGATGAAATTACAGGGACAGGCTACACTGCTGGGGGTAACACACTTACTATATCTCAAGTTCCTACTTCAACAAATACTGAAACTATAGCATGGTTAAACTTTGCAGATTCTAGTTGGTCTAGT